CTCGTGGTTCAGGTAGTCGGCCCACACCTCGGCCTGGTGGTCCACCGTCGGCGTAGCCCCGGCGGCCAGGAGGTAGTTCACCGCGTTCGCGGCGTCAGCGGGGGTAATCATGAGGCTTCTCCTGCGATGAGTTGGAGGGCGCTGCCCTGCTGGGCGCGGCGCATGGCGATGGTGGCTTCCTGGGCTTGCCGGTGGACGTCCTGCATGATCTGCGCCTGGTTCCGGTAGCCCTGGCGGCTGCGCTGCTCGGCGGCACGCTGGACGGACTTGCCGAGCCAGGTGGTGAACGCCGCATTCCAGGACGCCTGCCAGCGGTCGTTGGCTTCGGCGTGGGCTCGGAACATCTCGGCCTCGTGGTCGACGTCGACGCCAGCGGCGGCGGCCCTGGCCCGATGCTCGGGCGTGGGCTCCCAGTCGTCGGGGATCGGTGTCGTCGGCTTGTGCCGCTTGCGGGGCTTCGTCGTCGTCGCGCGTGCACTCTCCGGCGTAGCCGGAGAGAGAGAAGAAGTACGTAGTACTTCTTCTTCTGTCTCTGTCTCTGTCTCTGTATTACCGCTGGTAGTACGACTCGTATCCGGGTTCGTAGTACGACTCGTATTGCGAGCGGTATTACGAGTGGTATCGCGGGCCTCCCAGCGGCGGCGGATATTGGCGGAATTCCGGGCCATACGCTTCGCCACCTGCTCCTTGGAGTCCTGGTGCTCCAGGAAGTCCCGCAGCACGTAGTCGCCGTCCGCATTCACCTCCAAAGAAGGTCTTTCAGGGTGGTTCGTACGCAACTCCGTAATAGGGTCCGTACTACGACTCGTATCCGGGTCCGTAGTACGAGTCGTATACGAGTCGTATCCCCACCGTCGGTCCGCGTACACCCTCGGGATCACCCCATCGGTCTCCCCACGCCGGCACCAGAGGATCATCTCCACCAGCGCCCGGAACGCCGCGTCTGACAGGATCACGACCTTCGGGGAGTCCGCGAAGTCGACGGTGATGCGCGCCCAGATACGGCGGTCACTGCTGCGAGTCATCGCCGGTCACCTCCCAGTAGGCCTCCAGGGCCACGGGGGCCACGGTGGCCACGCTGTCGTCGGCGTAGTCCAGGCTGATCACTACGTCAGGGTGGGCCCGCACCTGCTCGGCGAACGCCAGCAGGTCGCCCCTGGAGATCACCTCAGTGTCGAGCGGGATGCGGGCAGTCATCTCGATCATCAGTCATTTCCTCCTAGCATTTATTACGGGGCTGGTTTGCATGCGCCAGGTGAAGGCCGCCCACCCCTCGTCGTCCCACGCCCGCGCGGGGTCGGCGTCTCTGGCTGCGCAGGCGGCGGCGGACTCGGCGAGGTCCTCCAGGTAGTGCCACCACATGTCCGCGGTCTCAGTCAGGAACAGGTATTCGTCGGCGGGCGTGTGTCTCATGGCCTCGTGCGCCCAGTCGTAGAAGTCGTCGGGGTAGCAGTCTTCGCTGTAGGGGCCCTTCCATCTCATGACATGCCAGGCTGCGTCCTCGCAGGGCTGGCACTCGCGCCAGTCCCAGATCATGCTGCCGTCGACGGCAGTCGCCCGCCTGTACCGTTCGCCTTTGGGGATGCGGCGGCCACAGTCATCGCACCGGACACGCCCCCGCGACCTGGGAGACCTCTCGTGAATCGCCCTAGTCATGATGCGTCCTCCTGAATCTTCCGCTCCTCGGCCTCCAGCCACTCGGCGCAGTCGTAGGTGGCTGACAGGCCCTCCTCATCGACGCGGGAGACGTAGACGAGTACGCCCGACTTGTAGGCGTCGTCGTAGTCCTTGGTTGCGCGCCATGTCACGATCCTGCTGTCATCACGTAGGACGCCGGGCTGCTTGTAGGGGGCGAGAGCGTCGCCGATGGCGCGGATGAGCTTGTCCAGGTCGGGCTTGACGTGCGGCATGAGTCGCTTCTTGGCGGACTTGGGGCGGGGTAGGAAGAAGGCTGCGGTGACGGCGACTGGGCCGTCGTAGCGTGGCTCCCAGCCGGCTTCTCGGGCGGCCTCCTGGGCGGCGCGCTTGACGCGGGTTCGCCAGGCGGCGAGTTCGGGTCCGCGGTCGTGGGTGACGACGACGCGCTGACCCGAGGTGAACGCCTTGGTGGAGCCCTCGGTGATCGGCTCACCGGGGACGAAGAAAGAGAATGAATCCATTGGTGTTCCTAGTGGTTCGGGGGCGGGCTAGGCCGCCAGGAGAGAGAAAAGATCACCCTGCTCGGGCACCGGCGCGGCGTCAGCGTGGCCGGTGAGGTAGCAGGTGCAGCGGGGGTCATGGGCGGCGCGGGCGTCCCACACCTGCCAGGAGTCGACGCCGTCGAGGACCGGGACACGCCCCAGCCGGTCGGTGACCCAGCAGAGGGGCGCATAGGGCGGCCAGCGGTCCATCCGGTGGGTGCAGGCGGCGTGGTCACCGCGCTGGCAGTCACCGCAGGCCCCTCCACCGGCGAGGAAGCGGTGGCAGGGGCACCGGTCGTAGAGGAACGGCCACTGGGCGTAGGCGCGCCGCATGGGAGGCAGCCAGGCGTGCTCTCGCACCCAGGCCGCCTCCTCAGCGGTCATCACGGGGCTGGTCATAGGTCGAAGAGGGGGATGGTCCCCATGGTCTCGTCGACGTCGTCAGCGGGCTGGTGGATAGCCAGGCAGGTGGGGCAGACGAGCGGGCTGGTGAGGTCCACGCTCTCGATGAACTCGCAGTGTTGCTCGATGAACGGGCTCCCTGCGCGCTTGGTGTCCCCGTCACAGAGGCGGGTGAGCGGATACCATGTGGCCCCTTGGAACGGCCCTGGTGCGCCGACGTCGGCTATATGCCGGACCAGCCGACCCGGCAGAAGAACACGGGTCATGACCGCCTCCCAGAGTCGTAGACGTACCGGACCACGGTCTCCACATGCTCGGCCGGATCAATACCAAGCTCATCCAGCAGGGTGTGAATGCGGTAGTGGTACCAGCCGAGGGGCGGTGTCGGGCCGGGAGCATCGACCTCGGTGCTGTTCCCCTCGTCGTAGAACGTCACCCATTCGGTGTCTTCGCTGTCGCGGCGCTGCAACTCCAGGCTTGTGGTCTCGCAGGGGCCGACGTGGTCGCTGTAGTGCTCGGCCATCAGGACATAGGCGCGGATCATGCTTCCTCCTCCTGCCAGAGGCCGCGCTCGGCAGCCAGCGCCGCACACACGGCCTCGAAGAGGAGACCGAACATGGCGGTGAACTGCTGCTCGTACGTGTCAGTGCCGAACGGGGACGGCCGGTCATCTGCGACAGGCCAGCACGCGGCCAGGTCACCAAGAGATCTGAGGAGGAACTGTGTGCGCAGGCACGGGTCGACTCCGAGATCAAGCGCATTATCCGGATCCGCGGCAAAAATGTCTGCTGCGTCGCCGACCATCGCCTTGAGGAGGTCGTCTAGGGGGACGCCGCAGGCTTCCTCTTCCTTCGCGGCGATCATCTGGAGGCAGCGTGCGGCGACGATTCGTGCGCGCGCCTGCGCCTGGTCGCCGGGCTTGTGGGTACGCACCCGGTGGGCGGACTCGGCCCAGGCGGAGCAAAGTTCCGAGACGTCCCGTGCGAGGATGGCGAGAGGACCACCAGTCTCAGTGAGCGCCGTCCGACACGGGGGCATCGTGGCTCGCGCCAGGTCGGCCCGCCTGAGCATGGCCTCGAAATCGTGGCGGCGCTGTTCCATGGTCAGGGCGGTCATGCTGCGGCCCTCCCCCGCTCGGCGAGGGTGAGGAGGCGCGCGCGGCGACCGGAGGGGGTGAGCGTGTAGTCGCCGGTCTCCTCGATGAGACCCTTGTCCTGAAGCTCACGGACGGCTGTCCGGGCGCGGGAGGGGGAGAGGACGCCTGCGGTGTTGGCGACGACGTTGGCGAGCGTGAACGGGCCGGGGCGGGTGAAGTCGCGGAGGACCATGAGCACGAAGTCCTGCGAAGTGGTGGTGTCCGCGATACTGTCGGCTGCCCACTGGGACGTGGCGGGGTCGTTGGCACGGACTGAGCCGCGCTCGCGGGGGTGGAGGGTGGATGGGGTGGTCATGCCGCTGTCTCCTGGTCGTTGTGGGTGGGGTGTGGTGGCTGCTGTAACTGCTGGGCCTCAGTGTCGGTGGCGTAGCGTGCGCGGAATTCGAGTGCGAGGACGGGGGTGACGCCGTGCTTGACGGTGGTGCGTGGTTCGCTGGCGAGGACCATTCCGAGGGTCCTGAGGAGGTCCATGAGGTCGGCGAGGGCTTCGCATTTCTGGTGGATGACGGGGACGGTGGCGAGCATCTTCCAGCGGAAGATGTACTCACCTCGCCCGAGGGGCGTGAGCATGGTGAGGGGGATTTTCATGGGGGTCCTTCCTGGGGAGATGTGGGTCAGGCTTCGGGGCGGTTGCGCACCCATTCCTCCAGGTCGGAGGCGAGGATGACGTAGCGGCTGCCGGCGAGGCGGGCGGGTAGGTGCTGGTCGGGGTCGGTGGCCTTGATGGCACGGCGGAGGAAGTCGACGGAGAGTCCGGTCAGTTCGCTTGCGCGCTGGAGGTTGTAGGCGATGGCGACGCTCATCGGCGGGGCTCCTTTTCGGTGTGGATGGTGTGGGCTGCGAGTACTGCGGTGAGGGTGATGGCGAGGAGGAGGACTCCCGTGTGGTGGCCGAGGGCCGCGGCGAGTGCCGCCTCGGTGAGGATGGCGGCCGTCGCGGCGGCCCCGAGGACGTAGGTGGTCATGCCGCGACCGCCTCGACGTCGAGGGGGTAGTGCGACTGGACGGTCCAGCGGCCAACGGTGCGGGTGACGCCCTGGAAGGTCACCCCGTGGGAGGTGAAGATGACGTCTGGGGTGAGGCCGAGGAGGTCGGCGAGGGCCTGCGATCCGCCGCCGTAGGCGTAGATGTCGATCTGGAATCGGCCGCTGCGGTACGCCCAGACGTCGATCTTGTAGATGTCGATGCAGTTGCGCTCGGCCTCTTCGATGAGGGCGTTCACGAGGGGGGAGGCTTCTGAGAGGGGGCGCTGGGTGGTGGGGTTGCACATGGGGGTTTCCTTGGGGTTAGGCGGCTTCTGCCTGGGTGATGATCTGGCTTGCGGTGGTTCCGAGGACGGCGGCGATGCGACTGATTTCGTCGAGCTGGAGGCCGCGACCGGTTCGGAGTCTGCGCTGGAGGGTGGAGCGGGGGATGTCGGCGTCTCGGCTGAGTTGGAGGAGGCTGGTGCCTGTGGTCTCCATCTGCTTGGTGATCGCCCGGATGATGGGCGGCGGGTTGTTGTCCATGTGGACCACAGTAGGTGCCCATTTGGGCACCTGGCAAGTCGCTGGGAAACCCCTCCGAACTTCGTTACCGTTCCGTCACCTTGTGGCCCAATGTGGCACACTCGAAACCATGAGCACTCAAGTCACGAACCCAGGGACCGGCCTCAACGCCGCCGCGGCCGCCGAACTGCGCGCCCTACGCGAGCAGAAGCACATGACCATGCGCTCACTCTCCGCCGCCTCAGGCATCCCCCTACGCTCACTCACCCGCCTCCTAGGCGGCCAGCGCCCCATCACCTTCGACCCACTGTGCGCGCTCGCGGACGCCCTGGAGGTCAGCGTCTCCACGATCATCTCCCGCGCCGAAGACAGGCTGCGCGAGGAGCAGCGGATCCCCCAGTTCTCCTACTGACACCCCCGTAGACGACGAAGAGCCCCCACCCGGAGCACTCGGGTGGGGGCTCTAGTCATCTGACCTCACCGACGATAGTCGGTGGCGGCAACTGACCGCACGGTATCAGCATGGTCACGATATCGGCTAGGCGGACAGCCCTAGGCGGGGTGCGACCGCCTCGAGCGCCGACCTGGCCTGCTCGAGGTCGGCGTGCTGGTAGCCCATGGTGGTCGTGACCGTTGTGTGCCCCATGAGGGCGATGATGACGGCGGCCGGGACGCCGGCGGCCATGAGGAGCGTCGCCGTCGAGTGTCGGGCCTCATGGGTCACGTAGTACCCCCACGGGTCATCCGGGGTGCCGCTACCGGATTTGTGGATGCCGGCGGCGTCCTGGAGCCCTCGCCACGCCTCCATGTCGTCGCTGGCAGACCATGGGCCGCCGTCGGGGCGCGGCCACACCAGACCCCACGGGCTGTCGGGGCAGTGGTCCTGCCAGGTGGCGAGGGCGGCCGCCATCCACGGCACGATCGGCAGGACGCGACTACCCGCCGCGGTCTTCGTCGGCACGAGGTGGTACGAGCCCGTCAGGTGCACGGCGTCGTACCAGCCCGGCAGGCCGGCGTCCCTCGCCCGCTTGGGGACGGCTTGGAGTTGGCGGTCGATGGTGAGGGTGCCGGCGTCGAGGTCGACGCGGTCCCAGGTGAGCCCCAGCGCCTCCCCCTGCCGTAGCCCCTGGAGGAGGGCAGCCACCCACCGGGAGGCGTCGTGCTCGCCGGCGAGGCGGCGCGCGTTGCGCTCCCGCTTGGTGGCGTCGACGTCGAGCTTGGGCCAGGCGTCAGGCTCGGTCGCGGCCTTGAGGAGGGTGGCGGCGTCGGCGGCGGGGATCGCCTTGCGGCGGTTAGGGGCCTTCCTGGGGAGGGGCACGTCGAAGACGACCTGCGGCACCTGATAGCCCTCGGTGCGGGCGTCTCGGAGGACCTTGAGGAGGATGGCGCGGCACCTGTGCGCCGTCGTCGGGCTGGAGCCGGCCTTCTCGTGAGCCTTGTCGAGGGCGCGCATGTCGGCCGGGTTGAGGTCAGTGAGCCGCTTGGAGCCGATGGTGGGGACGATCCAGAGGTCGATCATGCGGGAGGAGACGTCGAGGCTGGTGGGGCGCAGGCGCGTGGCAGCTGATGCCTTCCACTGGTCGCACCAGGTCTTGAGTGTGGTTCTCGGGCTCGCGCCCTGGGTCTGGCCGGCGGCGTGGTCGCGGCGCAACTGTCTCAGGGCTCGCTTGGCCTCGGCCTCGGTCTTGCGGATGCGGGTCGACCTCTTGAGTCCGCCGCTGCGGGTGTAGCCGACGGGGAGGGCGGCGACCCACTTCCCGTCCTTGCGCTGGTAGATGGACCCCTCGCCATATGCCATGACTCCTCCTCGGATAGCAGTTTGGATAGCAATGTGTGGCCCAGGATAGCCGATGACACCCCATGTTGGGTATGATGGTTTCGGCATGATGGCGCGGTTTGTGGCCGCTCACGGGTCCAGTCTACCCCCTCAAACAGTTCTTCATGATAACTGCCTGAAGGGACTTGACAGCCCCGGAATCATGCGGCACCATAGTGGTCGCGAGGTACCCGAGATAGCAATCAGATAGCAATCTCGCGGGAACTCCCCACAACCCCAACAACCACAACGAAAACTCCCCAGAAAGGCCACGGCCATGTCACTCCTCGACGCCGCCTGCATCAAGACCGACGACGGCACCATCCACGTCGCCCCCAACGGGGTAATCAGCCTCCCCGGCCTCCTCACCCCAGACATCCCCGCCACCGACGTCGTCGACATCGCCATCGAAGACGGGAAGGAAGCCAGCAAGCGAGTCACCGCCGCCCGCGTCGCCGCCGTCGGCATCTTCGCCCTCGCCATCAAGAAGAAGGTCGACGCCACCAAGTACATCCTCATCGAGACCACCGACGACATGCACGTCTTCGAGATCAACGCGAAGCGCCACCGCGAAGCCCTGACCTTCGTCAAGCGCGCCAAGGTCGCCGTCGCCCGCGGCCAGGAGTACGCCGCCAAGAAGGCCGAGGAGCCCACCCCCGCACCGGAGCCCACCACCCCCTCCGACGCCGCCGCCGACGTCGAGCCCGCACCGAAGCGCTGGTGGCAGAAGACAACCGGCGACCTCATTAACGAGCGCCGCGCCCGCAAAGGCAAAGCACCCATCAACTTCAACGCCGCCTGACATGTCCGACCGATTCATCCCCATCGGGGAAACCATCGAAGTCAAGGCCATCCGCGCCAACGACTTGCGCGTCGGCGATCGACTACTGAGCACTGCCTGGCTCGCGACCTCCGAAATCGAGACCATCGAGTACGTGCTCCACCCCAGGACAGGCCCCCGGCACTTCAAATACCGGGTCGCCGGCCAGCCTCCCTGGGACCCGGCACGAACACTCAGGTGGAACGACATAGTCGGAATCGTCGTCGACACCCCATAGAGACGACGAAAGGCGCCCCTCCCACCCGAAGGTGAGAGGGGCGCCTTCCTGTCAGTCGTCGGCGAGGTCCCCGATAGGGGTCTCCCCAGGGCCACGCGGCAGGTCCCCCAGGGGTGCGCCCCGGTCCAGGGCGATAGCGCGCGTACGGCGCGCCACCATCTCCCACTGGGCGGCCTCCCGCCGCACTGCCTGCACCTCCGTCTCCCTGCCCTGCCGGGCATGCCACAGCGCCCGGATAGCGGACCCGATCTGCCCGACCAGTGCAGTGGCGAGACCACTCGTGATGACGACGGCGATCAGGTCGGCTGCTCGCATCCCATCTCTCCTCTCTCTGCGGCACGAGCCGCCGCGTCAGCCTCGCGAGCTTTCGCGACCGTCACGCCGATCTGTGCCCGACGGAGCGGAGTGTCCGGCTCCCGGCCGGGCTCCCAGGTGCGGCCCCAGGTGCGGACCATCCGCTGGGCGATCATGAGGAGGAGAGCGATGATGATGAGGAGCGGCCATCCCGGCCACCGGTCAGTGGTGAGCGCGCGCAGAGTGTCCTCGACGGCGACGGCGAGGAGACCGAGGGCGGTGAGGGCCGCCGCTGGCCCCTCGACTCCCCACCAGCCCAGCCATGCGGACGGGGCACCCAGTAGGCACCCGATGATGGTGACGACACACCCCAGGGTGACGTCCCACGGCTGGATGCGGGGGCTGGCGAGGATGAGGGCCATGGCGGCCGCCACGACCCCATATGTCGTCACCATCAGGGCGGTGACGATACGGGGCTCATGGAGGGTCCCCCAGATGCGGCGGCCCAGGCCCATCAGGCGGCCTCGTGGCGAGGCTGGTAAGCCTCTCGGGTCTCGCCACCGGGGGTGACGATCCCAGCCCAGCCCAGGATGCTCACACCACTGATCTTGATGCGAGACAGGGCCTCATAGGCGACCCATGCGAAGCCCAAGAACTTCCCGATCTGCCCGGCCAGGAGCTCGACCTGGAGCGGGTAGGCGCTGAGCGCCCAGGCACCCACGGTGAGGACTACGGCTGCGGCGACGACGAGGGCGACGCGGCGTCCACGAGTCCAGTAGGGGCGGTCCAGGGCCGCCTGAATCAGGGGCCACAGGGTGCCCAGGACGACGGTCGTGACGAAGGGGTCAGAGATGAGAGCCTTCACGGCTATTCCTTTCAGTTGGTGGTCACCAGAGGCGGCCGGAGCCGGCCTTGGAGTTGTTGAGGGCGCGCTGGAGCGCACCGATCGTGGCAGTGCCGGGCTCTCCGTCGACCCAGTCGGCGAAGTCCCAGCCGTCGGGAAGGTACTCGCGGTGCCAGGCCATGATGAGGAACTGGAGCGTGCGCCACGTGTCAGCCCCAAGGACGCCGTCGACGTCGAGCGCCGGGGAATCGTTGAGCGCCTGCTGCTGGTCGGCCTTCACGGCCGCGTTCAGGAACGACTGAAGCCGCTCGATGGCGGGGGAGCCGTTCTCATCCAGGACGCCGTCGATCGCCGTGCCCATGACCTGCTGGAGGCGCCCAATGGTCGCGATACCGAAGACCCCGTTGCACACGAGCTCAGACTGGCCGTCGGAGCGGTTCTTCTTCCCGGTGTAGGGGCTCGCCGACGGTGCGGACGCTGCCGGGGCGGGGGCGGCTACCTGCCCGCCGCCCTTCATTGCGTCCCAGGCTGCCCGGTCGCGCAGACGGTTCAGGTCCAGGTGGCTGTTGTAGCCGGGCAGGTAGCCGTCCTCCGTGTACTGGTGGATCAATGGTGAACCCCAGTAAGCAACGCTCGGCACCGCCGGGTCCGAGTAGGGGCGTCCGTAGTCGCTGTACTCGGGGCCTCCGGCGTACCACAGCGGGAACCTGCTGGCGATGGCGGACCAGTTGCCGCTCTCCATGCCCTGACCGTTCAGGTAGATGCCCGGCGTGGAGCGGGTCTCGGCTGCCATCTGGTTGAGGATCACGAGGGCGTCCGAGGGGGCCAGGTTGAGGGCGTCGGCCTCCCAGTCCAGCCAGAACGTTGCACGGCCCGCATACGCCTTGGCGCGGTCGAGGAAGAACCGGGCCTGCGCCTGGGGTGCCTCGTCGTTGGCGAAGAGGTAGAGGCCGAGTCGCTTGCCGGCCTTGAGGGTGCCCTCCGCCTGGGTGCGCCAGTACGGGTTCTCGTATCCGGTGCCCTCCGTCACCTTGACGATGACGAAATCAGCCCAGATCGCGCCGATGTTCAGGCCGCCCTGGTGGCTGGAGATGTCGATCCCGTGCGCGTGCGCCGGGGCCGAGGACGTCTGAGGGGCGGGAGCTGGCTTGGCAGCAGCGGCCTTCCCCTTCGCGAACTCGGGCCACTGCCTGAGGAACTTCGCTTCGTTGAACCGGTGACAGGACGTCCAAGCCCCGCGTTGCGTATGCGGGTGCTCGCTGTACCGCTCGGTACGGGTCTCCTGGCCAGTCTGGTCACCGGGGGCACCGTAGATGTCGCCAGTCTCAGCGATCCACGCCTCCGACTCCAGCGGATCGTAGCCGTCCTCGACGATGACGATGACGTGCCCGACGCCGCCCTCATTAGCGGCCGAGAGGACGATGTCGCCGACCTTGAACCCGCCGTCGGGGGTCATGGCCTCATCCGGCCAGTTGACCTCCTCGAAGCCGTGCGACTCCATGCCGGCACGCATGTTGCCGGTCCAGTAGTCGTTGATCTCCAGGAGGGCGGCGTGCCCCCACGGCACCCCGTAGGTGTGGTGTATGCCGTAGGAGATGGCCCCGCAGGCCAAGGACGAGCAGTCCGCGTTCTGCGGGCTGGAGACCCGTCCATGGGCATCCGCGGCGGCGTACCACGACCGGCGCTCAGGCTGGCTGTAGCCCACGTTCTCGCTGTCGCAGATCCGCCGCGCGATCTCAGCGGTGATCGATCCTACGCTCACGCGACGCCTCCCTGCTGCTCCTCCCAGCCGGCAGCAAAATTGACCGGGCCAGCCTTGAAAGGCGACAACCAGGCGCGGGAAACATTCTTGTAGTACTTGCCGGTGACGATGATCCGCTCACCGGGACCCACCATCGCATCTGGCCGGAGGCTCTTGATGTCCTTCGCCTCCCCGGAGACGGACTGCATGTAGGCGTCGACACGCTTGTCGACCTCCTCCTTGCAGTTACGCAGGTACTCGCGGCGGGCGAACTCGGTAGAGACCCGCTCGGCCAGGCCGTTGAAGTCGGTGTCGGTCATAGCTTTGAGGCCGCGCTCTGACGTGTCCAGATATCCAGCAGGCATTAGCCCATACTCCTTGGTAGTGCGGTTGCAAATAGGGTGGAGTAGGCGGAGTCCCCACTAATGGAGAATGTGCCGCCTGTTCCGTACGCTCCGGTGAACCCGCAGCGAATTTTCGGGTCCTGGCCCGCGGGGACCACGCGAATCCCGGTGACGGTCACGGACGCGCCCGTGGAATCATTGGGGAAGCGCGCCCGGTAGGGGCGGTCCAGGAGAAGCACGGTCGCGTCAATATCGCCGGCACTCACGCGCCCCCATACCGTGAATGAGACCTGGACAATCCGGTCGTAAGGGCGTACGCCCAGGTCAACCTGGGCGGCACCCGAGTACTGGTTATTGCCGAGCTTCAGGGTGTTCGCGACGACGACGCTGGCCTCAGCGGCCTGCACCTCATTGATCGGGCGCAGGATCCAGGTGCCACCGTTCTTGGAGCCGTCGGAGCGGTAGAGGACGCCGCCGACGTCGACGTAGGCGGGGTGCGCTGCCGTGGGCGCGTGGCCGGCAGCCTCGGCCCTTGACAGGATCTCCCGGCCGGCGGCGACGGACTGGGCGGGGAAGATGATCCCCGCGGCGTCCAGGGCTGCAGGCCACGCAGACAGGAGGTCGTCACCAGCCTCCGGGACCGGCACGCCCTTCCAATGGGTTGTTGGCATTCGTCTCGCCTTTCACTTGGTGTAGGAGACCTCGATAGTCAGGTCATGCGACCAGTAGCCGTAACTGGCATTCCCCTTGGTCTCGAAGGAAATGCCGCGGAAATAGCCGCCGCGCCAACTGTTCCACTGGTCTCGGGGAATTTGAATCCAACGGCCGTCGCCGCGACCCCAGCCGCCGGACTCATACCAGCGGTTACCGCCGCCGGAATATGAGCCGGGCGCGGACTGGAAACCATGGGAGCCGATGCTGGCGACGCCGGTCTGCCCATACCAGTGCTTACTGTAGGCGTACACGCGCATATTCGTGATCGTCGCCCCAGCCAGGTCCCCAGTCATATTCGGGAAACCAATCAGGCTGTTATAGGTCCACGACCCATAGGTGCCCTGCGGCATATTGTCAGGCCACGATGAGTCGGGGGAGCCGTTGGAATACGCCTTCCACCAATTCGACCTGTACGCCTTGACATAGTTGCGCTTCGGCTGCGGCTGCTCAGACGGCTTCGGCGCACCCAATATCACTGTGTGGTTCGGCTGGACTGTCTTCTCCGGTGCCAGGCCGAGGTCCTGCACCAGCACATAGGGGGTCGGGAGGGAGGCGTCGCTCTTCGTCAGCATGACGCCCTCCGCCCCGTAGGCGGACGCGGCCAGGAACAGGAGCCGGTACGTGCCCGACGCCTCCACCGTGAACGGCTGGAACACGGCGTGGCTGGTCTGGAGCTGGTTACGGTTCTCCGACACTAGGCGCACCCGGTACTCGAAGGTATCCTTCGCGCCATTGCCCACCGGGGCTCCCTGCATGCGGGCTTCCAGCATGGCGTTCGCCTTCTGTGCGAACCATGTCAGCATCGTGGTCGCTTGGTATAGGCGCCCGGCTTCGAGGTCGACGACGATCTCATACATCGAATCGACTGAGCGCACGATATGGTTCTCATTGGCCGCCCAGGACCAGCACTCACCCCATCCGATCACTCCCCTAGGCAGGGCAGCCAGGGTGTCGGCCAGGTCCGTGCCACGCCAGGTGATCCGGTCGGCGACAGAGAGGGACTGCGTCGTGACCTCGCCATCACCGGTGATCGTCGCCTTCGCCAGGCCGTCCGTGCCCGTGATGGACAGGAAATCCGAGCCGCTGGTGCCGAGGGTGACGACCTCCGTAGGCTGGTTCCCCACGGCCTTCACCACGTGCAGGCCCGTATGATCCATGATCGCCGCATCGCCGGAGGGGTCGCCGGCCACGATCCGCGTAGACAGGCGGATCGTGTCAGCCAGGAGTTCCCCGGTGATCTTCGCGGAGCCGGCTTGGAGCATCTGCGTCGTGACCTTCGCGAAGGTGGCGACCTTCGCCCACAGTTCGTCGCTGGCGGTGATCTTGGGGGCGGTGACAGCGCCGTCGCCCAGTTGGACCGCACCCACACTGCCGGGGACCAATACCTTGCCGGCGACCAGCAGGTAGTCCTGCCAAGCCTTCG